TCAGCCAGCCGATTTGATGATGTAAGTTACGACCCCGAACACATCGAGAGTATCCTCGCTACCCACGACTATCGGCGAATATGCAGGGTTCATTGGGTTAAGCTGAACCCGCGGATGCAGCTGCAGCTTCTTAACGGTGAATTCCCCATCCACTGCAGCGATAACGATATCGCCATGAACTGCTGTCCTTGAGCTATCCACAACAAGAAGATCACCTTCCCCTATGCCGGCATCCTTCATGCTGTCGCCGGCGGCTTTGACAAAATACGTCGCACTGGGGTGGTTAACGAGCAACTCGTTCAGATCGATACGTTGCTCAACGTAATCCTGTGCAGGGCTTAGAAAACCACATTGCACAAGGTCACTGTACAACGGGATCAGCATGATCTCACGTAACTCAACGGGCGTGTAAAACTGCATAATTGACTCGCTCAGATTAACACTGTTTTTATATACAGTAGTTTTAACAGGGCGACATATCAATATAGGCTCTGGCTATCAATTTACGCCATTGACGTAACACATTGATGTAACGAGTAAGGTTAGTCTGAAAGTGTTTTCAGGCCTTAGCTGTTTGATGGTTTTGCGAACAATGCGAGGTTAAAATTTTTCAGCTATGGCAATGCCTTCATAGCAAATTGCTCACCTGCGATCTCTTGCATACGGTTCGCAGGTGAGCAAACTTAACTGGCTGGAAAATATTTATAAATCGTCTTCACCCCCGCCGAGCACATAGGCCACAGACACAATGTTTTAACTGCTCAGACCAGAAATATCTGGAAGCTTTAGGCATCTTCTTGGAAGATAGACGAGCGCAAAGACGCACACAGCAATGATGTTATGTAGTATTTTCCCCTTGAGTGTGCCTGCTCAAGGGGATTTTTTATCGCCGTATTGTACTGGCAAATATTTGTAAATCGTCTTCACGTCCACGCCTGTCACATCGGCCACCTTCTGCCGGGTAGCGTCCGTATCCAGTATTTGTCATTTCTGCGCAACGACACTGGGGTTCATAGTTTTTACTGTTATTCAATGACTTAATAACTTCAGAACAACAGCATGTATCATTTGTGTGTCTTTTAAATAGTAAGTCTGTAATATTTTGTCGGTTTTAAATGAAACTCATAGAATTTTAATTTAAAATAGCCTAATTTATTATTGATGCTGTATATAACTCACACTAACTCAGGATGCAAATAATATGCCACTTTACAAGTTTTTGGAAGAGCAACATTTAGAATCTTTTTTTGATAAAGGCTGCTTACGTCTTGGTACAATCTATGATTTTAAAGATATTTTAACTCACAGTTTAGGCAGAGGTGATTCTAAGGAAGGAAGAAGACAAATAAATAGAGATGTCACAGAAAATCTTTATCTTAATAGCTCATCCAATGAGAATGTTATCTCAGATTCACTAGAAGTTACAGGTAATGGTAGTGTCAACATAACAAATAGCACATTTTATGTAATAAGAAACAGCCCTAATGCATTTATTTTTTGCTCAAGTAACGCCTATAGCAACGAATTATTCAAAAAATGGAACGAACATCATAATGAAATTAACGCTTGCTATGAAATTTCTGATCCTAATGGATTCCTCCGAGAAATAAGCAATGCGATTAGAAACTCTGCCAATTTTATTACCTGCAAGGACATCGTATACTCTACAGACCCAATCCCTTACAACCATCACTCATCCTCTGTACTTCCAATGTTTGTGAAAGAAATCACACAATATGAATGGCAATTAGAAAATCGTGCTGTATGGTACCCGAAAGAACCCTCGCCGCAATTAAAGCCATGGATTATATTTGCTCCTGAAGCCAGAAAATATTGCCGCCCCTTCTCAAAGTTAGTGGGTAATACAGTTAGTTTTTTTTAATCAATTGCTAAAGTCAGCTAGAAATAATAACAAGCGACAATGTTAATCGCTTGTTATTATGCCCGACGTAAAAGAAATCAAATCGACATGGTTCTTTTAGAGTAATACGCCTTTAACGCAGCATATACCTGATTGATCTCAGTTGTTGAGAGCATCCGGCTGTAAATCGCGGCCGCGTACAAATTACCCTGTGAGCTCTCTGCGGCGTTGTAATGCGATCCCAGGAGGATATTACCTGCCTTTCCATAAACGCCATTTGCTGGCAGAGGTGCCTGGGCATTTTTATTATTCGTCAGATCATAAAGGCTGGACGTTTTTGCTGTCTGACTGAATGCCGATGCTATGGCACGGAGACTGATATTATCCACACCCGACGATACCCCATACGACAGGTTCTGTCGGGTGATGAAACCATCAGTGGAATAACTCAGCGACAGCGTTGGGTTTCGCGTGGTGGCGCTCTGACGCATAAAGGATTGAGACGTGAAACTCCCTCCATTTGTAATCGGCGAACCTGTAGTGGACCAGGTCGGGAAAAAACCATCCGCGCCGGTTGGTTCTGCCACCGTAATAATGGTCATTTCATCAGTCAGTTTTATCCCGGTATTGATGAAATTAAGCAGGTTGGTCAGCAGGAAGCTTTGTCCGTTGGTGTTAAAGAGCGGACTCCCATTCTTTGCAGGAGTCGGCTTGTTGGGGATCAGGTTGCGTGTCAGCGAGTCTTCGCTGTTAAAAAAATTGAAGTACTCCACGCCTGCAGTTACCGGAGGTAAATATCCGGTCGCCACCGCAGAAAAATCGACATCTTTCTGAATTGCCAGGCTCATTTATTCATCCTTATTGAAGGTCATGGAAAAGGCAATAGACCAGTTTTCCATCGGATAGGGTTTGCCGATCAGCTCCGGAATATTCTCTTCCGGCCACTGGGTGAACTGCGGGTCATATTCGTACACTTCATCCGGTACGTAATTATCAGAATCGGTTACCATACCCTGCCCATACTGGGGGCGTGTTGCATAGGCCACCCGGACTTTCCCCTGCGGCTCTGTATCGCATGTCAGGCGAATAACCGTGTCGGCTGCAACAGCAACGCTGGTGATATTCAGTTCTGTCCCTATACCAGATGGATCGGCATCAATCCTATGCCAGGCGCGAAATCCGCTATTAGTGATGGGGGTTCTGGTTCCGTTCCTGAACGGGCTGGTAAATTTTAAAGGTGGATGATCGACGTAGTAACTCAACAGAAAATCTGAACCTGCACAGGTAATACCTGTGGGAGCGAGTGGCTGGAATGGACGCCGCTGATTCAGTACACGATCTTTTGCTTTGGCAAAATAACAACCCAGCCAGCGACTGCCGTTCGTCATCAGATGGCCGCCTTTATCCGGCAACTGATAGTCCGGCCCAATGAGGAAACAGTTTGGTGTTTCCTGACAAAACTCCCATTGCGCCATTCCCACCCAAAGCTCGACAGCGTTCACCGGCTGCGTGGCTGGATTAGGACTGTAGGTGTATCCCGTCTGAGAAATAAACCAGGCTGGATTGTCTTTCTGGCCGGTGATCCCACGAATGTATTATTGATTTTGTTGTAGAGTTGCCCCAGTTGCGATTTATAAACAGCTTTAGGCGTGCCATCGTCGTAGTCACGCTGCCCCTGAACGAAATCTACTCCCGTGACGGAATAGGTTTTCCCCTCGCTGTCTGCCAGGGCTTTGGCTTTCGCCACACATTCTGTTAAGCGGTTAAAATATTTGCTGTCGTCCATCAGGCTGGCAATTGACTGGCCGGACACGCCGACCGTGGAGGCGACAAACAGTCGACCAGGGTCAGCACTCAGACAGTGCGCCTCAAGGAAGTGTCGTCTGAATCCGTTCACCGCGCCAACGATCGGACTCTCCCCTTCATTAACCGCGCTTCGAGCCAGCGCGAGTTGCTCCGCATCGGACAGAATGGCGCTGCCAGAGACTGACTGTACAACTGCCCGCAGAGGTTGCCACGCATTTACGCCCAGGGGAACAAACGCATTGTTCGTCGTGCTCGCCGGACGAACAGACTGCCCCAGCATTAGCGAATCATATTTAGGCGTTTTGCTGACAACCGGCCAGCTCATATACCCCATACCAAGGCTCTGACACTCCATCAAAAAATGGTTATACGCCTCAGTCGGAAATTTCAGCCGTGTCAGTACGCGCCGCGAAACTTCCGCCGCGTAAGCTTTATTTTTCAAATCCAGAATGCTGACTTCGTCAACAGGTGAAGAACCGCCGCCGGAATCTCCCAACAGATAGCGTCCGAAATTATCCAGCACATCAATATAGAATCCCTCGGGGTCCTGAAACCGTAATCCGACATCATCGGTAAACAGGATTTTGATATTTCCCGCCAGAATATTGTCTGTCCCGAGGTAAGCAGCCCGTGATCCAAATCCCCCCTGATCATCCACTCCCCATGAAATCCAGCCAGCAGAGTCTTTCAGTGCCAGCCAGAACCCTGGTACATCTCCGGTAACAATCGAATCCAGCAACTGGCGCGAAAGTGCGTCCACGGCATCCTGAGAAGGCATCCGACGTCCGGTAGCCGTCAGAACCCCATTTATGTTTTTGTACTCATCCGCAAGGGCAGCGCTGTCCGTAGTTCTAACCCATGTCACGGAGCCATCTGGTATTTTTCCAGCAGCTACTGCAGCCTGAGCATCAGAGAGCGTATTAAAGGGGAGCCCAATAGCGGTAATGCTGTTCTGCGCATCAGTGACAGCAGCAAGCATCATCGTCACGATCTGGCGCCAGGTGTCCAGCGGTTGCCCGGCACGGTCGGGAACGGTGGCCGCTGGCCCGTTAACAAGTTCGTCCAGGCGAGTGGCGTTATCGAGCAGCACCGCGGGCGAAGTGCTCCCAAGAGGCGGATCAAAGGCCATGTTTTTTTGCTCCAAAACGGTATTCGCCCAAACGAGGGTTTGAGCGAAAGATAAAGTTGAAAGGGTTTTTTTTGGTATTAAGCAGCGTCGCCGGGGTATGTGGCGTCGTCGTACTGGTAGAACGATTCGAGGTATTCTTTAGCGGTGACCTGACAGGTTCCGTCTGACTGTGGAGCGATCTCCTCTACAATGGCGTCGTAGACATGGCGCGTTGAGCCGCAGAACACCAGGCGGATCGGCTCAATGGTTGCCGATGACAGGTCAACCTTCATCGGATCATCAAACTCGCTCAGGTGCGGGACTGACAGCTGAAAATCACCCACCCTGCTTGCCACCATCAGCCCGGATGCAGAGCCATCCTGATAGCGGATCAGCGCGCGGGGATTTTCGTAAGACCAGTCCAGCGGCTCCGTAACGGTGAACGTTGTCACGCCACCAGCCGTTGTCATCGCCTCCACCAGACAGGAAATCGTATTGTTACCCGGAATATCATCCGTGAGCACAATGCGATCGCCCGTGTTGTAGCACAGCGCGTCCAGCTCGGTAGTGGTCTGGAACGTCACCCGCTGCTGCAGGTATTTCATCAGGCGACGCATGCCGATCTGGTAGGCGTGATCCTGATTCAGTACCCCATCGAGTTTGTAATTCTCGATTTTCACCGGCGTGGGATTATCAGGCGTCCGGCATTTAACGGTCTCCTCGGCCCAGGTAGTCCCGTTGATGTGCGTCACGTCGACGCCATCAAAATCATCGTCGGACGGTACGGTAAATCCGCTCTGCAGCTCCTCCACCATCTCATGCGGAGTGATCACGCCAGTCCAGGGCTTAATCCCCTCACGGTTGACCGTCGCCAGGCCATCACTCAGCAGAAAACGTGACTTCCCGGCATTGGCTATCTTCTGCAGCATTTCCAGCGCTGAGATACTGTCGCCGGTAGCAAAGTCGAAATACTCGCCGCGTGGCGTCCAGTATGCAGACTCCAGCGCGTTGATGGTGTCGACATCCATCTCCAGTCCCAGCGAGTTCCCGACATGCAGCAGCGCCCCAGAAATGGTTCTGGCCGTTCCTGAGTCGTAGGCCCGCGTGGCCACAACGTTTACGCGGCGGTCCGACTGCGCCGCCAGCTTCCCGCCCGTCTCAACGGTCACTGCCATCAGCGACACGCCGGGATAGGATGAAGGGCGCGTCAGCAGTCGCCCGCGCAGTGCATGCCAGAACATACTGTCTCGCGCGTTGTTTGAGCCCTGCTCATTGCGCCGACGACAGCGAACCTCTACCAGCCTCGGAGAGTTGAGGGTGATCCGCTCAGTGAAACCTAACCCGTTGACGTTTTTCAGCGCATACTCGCCCTGGTGACTCACCCACCCCGATCCTGAACCGTAGACGCGATACTGAATCTCCCACTCAACATGCCGGAAGCCGCTTTTTCCCCTTACTGTCGAAGCCACAGATGCCGTTCGGGAAGGAGAAATTCACCTCGAATGCATCCACCACTTCATTTTCAGGGCATACGAGGAACGGCCCCAGCCAGCTCAGCGTGTCGTTAAGACCAGTGGCCTCATAGTCGATCATCGTCCGGGCGGTGAATCCCGGCCATGACTCATCAACGGCACCATTAACCAGGCGCGCCACCGTCGCCGTTGTGCCGTCAGCTGACACAATCCGGTACTCATTCCCGCGGTGAGCAAGTGAAAGCCGTTGCACCCCCTCCGGCATCCCGGAAAAGGCCGTTCCCGTGGCGCTGTTATAGGCAAGCGTCACATTCGCCGTTACCGCCGGGCTGCCGCCGGTTGATGCCGTGCCGGAGGTGTAAACCGGGGCATCACCGAAAACAGCTGCAGGCAGCGAAGAGGACGTGATCGCCCCACCCGCGAACGGACTGGCCGACTCGGTTATCAGTACGGTGCCGCCGTTGTCCTGCGCGACCAGGCCGGAGCCAGTGAGTCCCTCGGCGATGGCCGCCAGCAGTCCCGACATCGAGACGTAGTTAGCCACCAGCGACACCGTGTAAGTTGTGCCCTGCCAGGTGATCGTGAACGTGCTGGAGCTGGCTGAAAAATCGTAGGTGGTCGGGGCCGCACTGGCCTGGACGGATGCCGCATTCCCCCCGGTTCCGGGCACCGCAGCCTGACCAAGAGTATATGACGCGATAAACAGATCGTAATCGACGCTATTGAAACTGAGCGTCACCGGCATACCAACCACCGGCGCGATCTCCGTCAGCAGTGGGCTGGCGATAACGCTGTATCCGGCCGCCGTAGTGATCTGGTAGTTCGCCGGGGCTTTCAGTTCGACCACTGCGCCAGCGACCCAACTGGGCGGCAGTGCGTTATCGTTCTCGTCATTATCGTCATCATCATCCGTATCCAGCCCGGTAAACGTTACGCTCGAACCGGATACAGTCATGCTGTCTGCGATAATATCGTCGGCATCCGGCGACGTCTGGGCCATATCCAGCCCTGTACCGGAGGATGTCCCGCCGACCTCCGTACTGTTGAGCCAGTTTTCACTGCGCTCATCACCGGAAACGTCCGCGCCTGGCGGGTAATGGGTGCTGCTGAATCCCGGTAGCGTTGAAGCTGGCGTACTGCCAACCCTGATATCGCCATTGGTATAAATCAGATCACCGACACCGAGACACAGCAGCATCTGGACGCGCATTTTCGTAGGATCGGCGGCATCGAACCGGGTAACGGGCTGCACCACATAATCCGGATAAATACGCACGCGCCCAAAAACTTCACGAATCGCATCACCCAGTTTCGCGCTGTTTGCTTTAGCGGGATTCAGGTCGAGGCTTCGCCCTGTGGATGACGTATAGCCGCCGGCATCAATGTTACTCATCATGAACAATGAATAAGCCGCAGATGCGACGGCAATGCCCACTCCTATCCAGGCAATTGTCGCGGCCTCAAGCCCGAAAGGCACCGGATAAAGCCGGACATCACTATCAGGGTGGATCACGAAAATAGCCCATTCGCCTGGCGGAATTGACTGCCCATCAACCTCAACGGTCAGCGGTGGGACATCCCGATCCTCGTAGCCTTCAACATTTGCCACCAGCCAGTTGCGAATACTGGTTACACCATGCTCATGCGTTTCGAGTGGTTCTCCGGGAAGCCGGGACGGATAAAAACGAATGGTCATTGCCAGAACTCCACTTTGACAAATCGGCGCTTAAACCGCGACAACGGCAGAAAGGTGACGTTCGTTCCCGGATTGCATTCCGCCACATGCAGCAGGCCACCGATACTGACAACGATCCCCACATGGGTGACGGCTGATCCGGAATAACAGGCCACCCCGGCCCCTTCGCAGGGCTCGCAGCGCTCAAGGGTAAGCATCATCCTGCGCGCTTCCCGGTCGAGGCCGCCGTCGTCTTTGGTCACACCTGCAAAATCCGGCCATTCAGGTAGCCCCAGGTCGCGACGTATCTCATTAACAATGCCGAAGCAGTCGAGCTGCGGTAATAAGCGCCCGCCCTTCAGCCAGGTGACTGAACGGTATTTATCAGGGTTAAACATTGGGATTCCTTAGCTGATATAACGCAGTCCGGGGAATACAGGTAGCGTGTAGCGGTAACGTGGCCAGGCGGTATCGAGGATATTCATATAACCCGCGGTAATCTGCGCCTCTGTCGCCGTCCAGGAGCCCGACTTGATTTTCAGCGTATACGGCACTTCCGCAGGGGCCGCTAAATCCGTGGAGATATAACGCCGGTACGTCAGCGATGCAGGCAATCTGTTAGCCAGGGCATTGCGGATCGCCGTGGACACAACACCATCGATATTGCACAGGGCAAATTTGAGGTCCTGCGTGCCGTCCGCATTGCGCGCCGGCAGAGCAATGTCTATCGCACAGGCGGTAAACGTTACGGTATCGCCGTTCTCCGTCGTTGCCATAATACCCTCGTAGCCCTGGCACAGATAATGGACGTCAGAACCAATGGTGATCTGCAGCGTCTCAATGATCACCTCCGGCCCGCTGCTGGCGTAGAGGCGTTTAATCTGAGTCATGCTTCGGCCACTCCTTATTCAGCGCAATATCCAGCAGTGAGCTGCCGACGATCCATTCCGGGTAATTACCCCATGGGGCAGGAGCAAGGGGGCGTTCCCATAATTCAAGCGTCGCTGTGTACTTCCAGTAAATCGGGGCCACCAGTACCGGTCCTTGATAAATATCTGTGAAGCGGCATTTGTAAAACTTAATGCCTGCCGGCGTCTGCAGCTTCATCATGAACCATGCAGCCCCGTCAGATAACGCATCACGGAACCAGGACTCAAACGCCAGTCCCTGCGCATCGGTTTCCATAAACCAGGTGATGCTGGCCTGCGTCGGCGTGGACGTGTAAGCTCGCCTTTGCCGCGCGCGGCCGGTGATTAACTGGGTACGTTTTAACGGGCTTACAGGCTGGAATCCGTATCCTTCCTGTAATGGCATCGGAAGACTGTCATGCGGGTAGTAGATATCAGTCATCACTCTAACCCTCTGCCTGAATATTTACTGCGCATTGCCTTACCAACTTTCCCATCTCCTCTCAACACTTGCGCAGCAACCTGATCAAGGGCTTCCGTTGTCGCCCGCTTCTGCGTTTGAGCCATGGAGAGCGCCATCTGATCAGGTGTCACACCGGGCGGCGTATGGAAATGCTGCTCAATGGGAGCATGTATGGTGGTCTTGCTGCTGTTGTCGCTGTTAACGTTCTGAACACCAGTACCAAACCCTGTACGCCCCAGAGTTGCATCTAGCGGTTGGCCATTTCGAAGTGCCTCAAGCTGAGACACGCCGATCCGGTTCGTTGACGCCTGGTCGAAGACGTACTCTCCTTTGTGAACAATACCCGCTGGCTGATACTTACCACCGGGGCCGGTGTAACCGCCGGAGGCGAAGCCAACGCCTGAAACAGCCTGAATATTTGAGACGATACTGGCGGTCTGCGCAGCGATTGAGGCCATAGCGATGATGTTGGCCGGATAAGGCGCGCTTACTGCACCGCTTGCTATAGCCTGCTGGATTTTCACCATCGAGTCCGCGATAGCGAATGCCTTGCTCGCAGCAAAAGCGACCTTGTAGATTGCCGATTGCTCACCAAACCCCGTTCGCATGATGTCGGCGGTACTGTCAAACAAGGACTGCGTGGCCGCAGATATGATGGTGTTTTTCTGAGCCTCTATGACCTGATTTGCATCCACCGCACGTTGACGAATAGAGGTCATTCTGGCCTCACCCTCGGCAGTTATTTCACCGGCCTTCGCATAAGCTTCCTCCTGAGCTGCCAGCCAGCGCTGGAGCTCTTGTTGAGCCTGGTCATATTCGTTGATTTGCCCCTGCATCCCCTCAAAAGTTCCAGAGAGTCGCCCTCCTGTGGGTGGCAGGTTTCCTACAACATTACGAACCGTCGAGGGCAGTTGCATATCGGTGTTTTGATAAATATCTGCCCGTGTTTTTTCATATTCACCGGGTTTTAGTTGCCCGGTTGCTTTGGCTTTCTCCAGCAGTTCAAGACGGGTTTTAAGCAGATCGTTGGTCCGCTCATCCTTCGTCTTTACCTGTTCCTGCATTTTCCGGTAATCATCCAGGGTTTTTACGGAGTTTTGCAGTGCCTCCTGCTGCTTATACGCCTGGAGGATTTCATCTGAACGGGAAAGGATCGACTTCTGGTCAGCGGTGAGCTGCGTTTTAGATTTGAGGTCAGCAATCTGCTGCTCGAACTTGATACGAGCCTGTGTCGCGCTGTTAAGCTTGTCACTGGCATCTAGCTGGGACTGCATGGCAGCAGTCTGCTGGTTTATCTGATCAAGCAGCCGGGTTGCTGCGTCCTCGGTATATGCTTTACTCTTTGGCGTCTTGGGTGGTTTCGGATCTTTGTACATCTCGTTAATACGAGAAACATTTTTTGAATATTGCTCTGCAGTAATTGCACCTGCCTTCAGGAACTCGCTTTGCTGCTTAATGGCTTTATTGCGCTTATCCGCATTGCTCAGATATTGCTGGTTAACGCGATCTGCTTCCTGCTGCGTTTTAATTCTTTGCTGTTCAGCTTTGTCATGACTACTGATTATTTCAGTTAAAACGCCTTCTGTTGTGATTTGAGATTGCAGATTATTTAGCTCATCTTCGAGCTCAGCCTTTCTTCCACCAAAAAATAGCTTCCCGCCTGCAGCCTTATCTATCCAATCTAATTCCTTACGAATTTGAGAGATCCGCTCGGTGCCGGTTTGCTCGCGACCTATATCAAGCATGGCATCCCATGCTCCTTTAGCCGTTTTAGCAAGCGAGTCCCAAGCACGTTCAAGAATCCCCAAATTCTGATGAATATCGTTCGCACGCTGCTGCATGGCATTGGCGTAAGCATCAGTAGCCACCCGTGCAGCATCCTGCTGATTACCTTCATCCTGCAGTGCTTTAATCTGGTTGTAGGTTGCCAGTGTCAGAAAGTGGTACTGGTCGTTAAGTTTGGTAATGGCCGCAACCGGGTCAGCAGCAATGTCGTTGAAATCACCCACCAGCTTTTCAGTGGCGATGCCTGTGGCTTCACTGATTTCAACCACGGCAGTTGTTACTCGTTCCAATGACTCTGCAGCCACTTTCCCGGATGAAACTATCTGGTTAAGTGTGGCTGCGGTCACGCCAGTAGTTGAGTTGGCAACTACTGAAACCCGAGCGGCCATATCTGCTAGTTGCCCGGTGGTTTTACCAACCAGATTACCGTTAAGGGTCAATGATTTATAGAACTCGTCCTGCTCCTGAGAGCCTTTGTAATAGGCCAACCCAAGAACACCGACAGCCGCGGCAGCCAGAGTGACAGGATTAATCAACCCCAGCACATACCCGCCAACACCTTTAATCGCGGGGCCAATACCGCCGAACATATCTTTCAACTGCCCGCCCTGCTGCATAAGCACCATAAACGGTGACTGACCTGTAGATAAGCCGACAATAATGTCGGTCATCTGCGCTGGGATCATGCGCATGGCAAAGGCAGTCTGGGCGGCGGATTGGCCGGTTTTACCAAGGTCGTCGCGAAATCCTGTTAGCCTGTTTCGTGTTTCCTCGATTTTCTTTGAATAAAGATCGAATGTATCGGTATCTACCATCCCCTTGGATTTGAATTTCGCAAGATCCTGCTGCTGTTTATCCAGTTTGTTCAGCGCGGCGTTTACCGGGTCGATACGATCTAAAAGTTCAGAAAGGGACTGTTTTTCTTCATCAGTGGCCTTTGTCACTTTCCCTGCACTGGTGGCAGCACGTTCGCCTGCCTGCGTCATTTTTACCAGTGCAGTTGCGAGATTGTCAGCCTGCTTCTCTGCCCCGGAGCTATCAATCACAATGGCCAGGCGGGAGGTTTGTTCTGTCATTTAGCTATCTCCGGGAAATAAAAAACCCCGCCGTAGCGAGGTTTTTTTACGAATACAATATCTTGATAGTTATATTATCGAAACGGGTTCACTGGTAATACTCAGGTCTGTTCAATATCACTTCCACAGTGTTTACATTTAATGGCCTCTTTGCGGATAGGCTCGGCGCAGAAAGGACATTTTTTATACTCACCAGACTCACCATTAAGCACTGCTCGGCGTTCAGATGTAGACGATGATAAGACAATAAGAAGGCCAAGAATCGGTGCAATAAATGCAGTAAAACCAGCGATAACGCCGTTTCCATTTGTGATGTTTGATGCTAAAACGACCAAGCCGAAGCCTATAGCGCACATACCAATAAGGTAAAGGAACGCAATACCTAACCCATTTCGTTTTGCAGCAATAACTGCTACAACAATAACTGCTAGCCCAAAAAGCATAAAACCTAAAAGCGGTTCCACATCCCCATCTCCATCATTAACATTTGCACACAGATTAGCAGGGATGCGCGTAGGCGGCAAAATCACCTGATCGTTTATCAGGATGTTCGTCTCTTCGTCACTAGGGTACGTTAGAGGCTAAAACTCACATAAAGGTGCTGTTATGGATAAGTTCGACAGGGAATTGCAGCGTGAAATACTCAAAGTATGCATAGAGGCCTATCCAAGGACTGTTGATGAACTTGGCAATGATTATGTATCTGAAATAATCATGTCTGCACCTTTGGATAAACTACTTGCTAACTTGTTTTATCTTTCTGGTCACGGCCTCATAACCTTTCCAAGAATGGGGAGTAACCTAGACGATCAGCTCGCATTTAGCATTCTTGATATGTCTTCTGTAACCTGCAAAGGCATTGACTTCATGCTCAACGACGGCGGTCTCTCCGCAATCCTCAACGTACAGACCATCAAGTTTCATCGTGAAGCAGTAGTCGTCCTCGAAGACCTGATCGCGATTTCGAACATGGACGTTGAGCAGAAGGAAAAAGCCAAGTCGACTCTCGGCGAACTATCGACGGAAGCACTTAAAACGGTAGTGCAGGCTGCTACTAATGCAGGACTCTCCAAGCTGCTAGGTCAATAAAATTGCGTCAGAAAACAAAAAAACTGCAGGCTGATAGGCTATTTATTCAAAATAACTTGCTGTGAGCATATGACTTCTATGACGTTAACCGAATGATTTACACACAACTCTCTGGCGTCATACTCGCGAGACCAGTGACAAAGCCAATTCTCTAAATCGTCAACATCGTATTCTTTACGTGCCAATCCTTCAGCCATTGTTACCAAATCGTCACCAGGAGCTGTTAGTTCGTAACCATTCAGTAAGAGAAAAATGTAACCTGCCATCATGGCGGTTCTCTTGTTAGCATTGGCGAATGGATGATTCTGAATCAGGCTCTCAATAAGAGAGGCAGACAATACGAACATATCATCTGTCTGCCTATACCACCTGATCATACTAGGTCTGGCTTGAGAAGAGCTAAGATTACCTTCACTAAGAACCTCTATAGGCTCATTTGGTGTCTGGGTTTCGATAAGTCTACGGTTTATATAGACTAAATCTTCAACAGAAAGGTAGTTAACACCCTCAACATACTCAGCCATGCCTTAGCCTCATACCTTAGATAGATCTTCCATCGCTTTTTCATAGCGTGAGAAGCCAAAATCAAAGGCATTTTTGACTTGTCCGGTGTGGGAACAGGTTTCGCTGATCGCAGCACGAGGTTTCGCCACCGTGGATTTGTCACGAGGCGGAATGTACAAGCGATCTGCCTTCTTCAATGCGTGACTCATAGTTAGCCCTCATGCACATCTGGCAGTGCAGTATCAAATTGAGGATGTAAAACACATCCAAACGTATTCATGTCTATTGAAGGTTATTTAATACTATTGGTCATTTTTGAGCAATGAGCTAAATCCTGCTTATCCGTCACGTTAGACGTTTTTTGGAGGCGCGTGTTTTCACGATGACAGCACGATCGACGAAGTTAGTGATATGCTGCGACGAATATGATTACGATTCTGGCACATGATGCACATACCGCACGTGCAACCGATTTTTCTAAACGAAGCAGAAATAGCATTTTTTGCACAAAAAAATGTCTCATTGGTTATGTGATTTAACATTTTTTGCTGTAGTATTTTGCGCCCATTAGCACTGACGCTGCTTTTTTAAACAGTAAATCGGCATTATGAACTCTACAAGAAGTAATAAAAGCACAACTGAGTGGACTCATTTCTTCATGCTATTTTTCTGTTCAGCAGCCCACTCAGCCCTCCAGGCATCATCGAGAGCCAGTATCGCCGCGTCAAACTCAATGCGGTCGATCAGGATGGTGCGCGATGCCAGGTAAAGCTCAATATCGTTCAGGGATAGAGGGAGCGGCACTCCGGCCATGCCGGCATACTTCCTGCCGCGCGATATCATGGCGTAAGCGTTGAGGATCTCCCCAGTGACTGCATCGATTTCAGGCTCCTGAATGGGCGGGAGATTTAGTTTCTCCCTGCGCCACTTTGCTTTCTCGCCCTGCTCGCCGGCGAATTCCTTTAGCCACTTTTGGGCCTCTATGGCTTTTTTACGGTTTCCTGAGTCTGCTGCTCCTTACCCTGAGCAATATTCGCCGCCTCAGCCAGAATAAGCCAGTACAGAGAGGGGTTTTGCTTCAGTAACGCAACACCACGCTCCGGTGTATACGCTACCGCCGTCTCCGTACCATCCACCAGCTCCCCCACGCCTTCCCAGTCTTTCAGAAGAAAGCGCGCGCAATTGTCGATGAGAAGATCATCAACCGAGTCAATCTCGCCCACACTGGCGAGATCGAAAGCATCCGTACCGACCTGGTAGCTCGCGTCCATTTTGTCGATATGGCGCCGCACCAGCGCATTGCGTGAGCGGTATTGTGGATTCTCGCTACTGGCCACCAGCAGACGGAGTTTAAATAGCGCCTCGTCTTCCGGCGTGAATTTCTTTTTACTTCCTGCTGGCTTTTTGTAAGGGTAAAACCAGCGTTCTCCGTTCAAATCAATTTGAGAAGAAATAATCAGCATAAAGACTCCCAAAAAAGCCCGTTCCGCGATGACTGCAGAACGGGCCAGGTAAATTAAGGCGCGGTAACGGTGATTTCAGACGTTGCGGTAAAGGTGCGGGCCTTACCGGTGATGGTTGCAGTACCGGCTGCGTTACGTGTGACTTTCGCTGTTTTCTGCCCGGTAGAAACCACGCTGGCGATAGTCGGATCCGATGACGTCCACTGGACGGTATCAGTTGAATCAGCTGGCGTAAGCGTGGCGGTTAACGTCACAGTAGATCCCACTGCTCCAGTTGAAGTGGCTGGCGCAACACTGATTGCCGTCGCCGGCACTTTGGGAACGCGGGTGATAGTTGGCGGAGTATTGGCCGCGGTGATATCCAGCTGAACCTGAACAATGTCAGTGCTCCCCGCATCCGGCCAGTCGCCGGAGATCTGCACTTCCGGGAAATCGAAGGTATAGGCGCCTTCAGCATTCTCCAGCGTGAAGCTAAACGGCACCGTTTCGCCGGTGAACGTTTTTTTGTAAACCTCCCAGGCAGCCTTTGACCATGACAGCGTGATTTGACCTGACGGGGTAAAGGTTGTCGGAATGTTTGCGCCGGCGAATGCCGAACCGGTACCAATGCAGCGCTGAGTCTGCATATTGTTGTTGAACTGGATGTTGAAGGTGTCGACGCAGAAACCTGTCCCGCCATCAACACCATTTAGCCGGATGTTCGTGACCTCTTTAAAGGAGTAACGCAGCGCCCCCGCTAAATCCACCGGCGCGGTGAAATAGCTGGTATCGTCCCCCTTCGTCTCCCAGTCCAGCCCTGCAAACGTAATGGTTGCAGTGATATCACCATCGGCCGGGATTTCCATCTGGAAGGTGCCAACCTGGCAACCGCGGGCAATCTGGGCGATCCCCACATCACTGGCAAAAGTCGCCACGGAGAACGTAATGCGACCATTACCCATCGTTAGCACGTTATTTAGCCATTCGGAACCGAAGCAGCTGGCAAGAAAATCATCATGCTGGTTCCAGCGAAACCGCGTGCCGACATCGCCGCCGACATCCACTGTGCCGCGTGAAACACCTTGCGCCATGCGGTCACCAGCGATTTCGTCATTGTCGTTGGTGTTCTGCGTTGGTTTCAGACCAAATGAAGAACGACGCAGCAGGTTCCACGCCCCTGCTGTAGGCGTGATTCCTGGCGTTGTCTCGCGAATAAACGCGGCTACTACTTTTGCACCTGAGCTCACAGGAGCCTCCTGTTTTTCGTGCGCTACAGAGCGCGATAAGGAATTTGAAGATTGAGCTGTAACCAGCCATCGGTCTCACCCGCCGGCACAGCAGAAACAGCGAAATAACTCAGCTTTCCGTCGTCCTTAAACTCGAATAGCTCCGTTAGCTGATCGGCCGTTCGGGAGATAAGCAACGTCCCGGATCCGACCGGAACAAACAGCTGAATGATGAGTAATCCCGTCCTGTGGACGACCGGCCCATTCCCGATCTCAGTTGCACCTACCTGCCCAGCAATGTTGGTTAGGCGGGCCCAGATATCGCGGTTACTGGGGTCAAATACCGGGCCATTGGGATAATCCACCGCATCAGAGGCAATAGCGGTCTGTGCCGCCATTCGGGAAATGACAGCGTTTCTGATTTCTGTAAGGGTCATTTGTAGGCCTGAATTACACCATTAAACGAGACGGCATAGACGCCTGTCGGCGCCTGTGTTGAGTGGCCATTCTCCAGAGGCACGGAGTAAGGCAGGTTCGACTGGATGTAAATCACCGAGTAGGCTGGCGCCTGGTCAATAATATTTTTGCCATTAAGAAACGTCATTGTCCCGCGCGGATCCGGTTCGGTCGGGACGGAATGATTAGGTTCGCCGATGCTGACAAAATGCGATGCCCTGAAGGTTCCTGCGCGATACTCAGCCGGCCGCCTAATATCCATGCTGTCATTAACACGGGCTTTCTTTCTGAGACGGCCTGTCTTTGTCAGGTTGGCAGGATCGGCATAAAGAGATTCGTTCCATTCCCCAACAGCTTTGTTGTATTGAACCGCGGTCGCGTTGATGGCCCACAGCTCCGGGTTTCCTACCGGCGACCGCTGAACGATTTCATTCAGCAGCTGAATGGCGATTGTCCGCTGGCGTAGTTTGACATCTTCTGCCACCAGCCCGGCGAATGCCGCTGGGTCAATGTTCCAGCCCTTAGCCATATCACGCCCTCCTCAGTTGAATGGAGTACGCAGCGCCAGCAGAGTCGGCAGAAGCGGTGATGACCTCGTAGCGCTGAAGCTCACCCGTAACCGGATCCGGTGCGGTAATGATATGCCCGACGGCCGGCTTATCAGTCACCTCGTTAACCAGTGCGGTTAGCTTCACATCACCATGCAGAATGTTAACGCCATCGATACGGCGCAGCTTATAGCGCGCCAGCACTCCACGCCCCGAGTAAGTCACCTGCGTTTCAGTGCCGGTTTCCGTCACCGGGTCCCAGGCACCCCGAACGGTGTATGACCCAGTGAAATCCTTAACGGCATCCTGCAGGTCGGTATCGAATGCTGCGGCGACTTCGGTTTGCAGCTCGTCACGAATGCCCATATCACGCCCTCACAAAGAACGTCTGAAACGGGTTAATCATCCACGGTTTGAGCATATCCAGTGCCAGTTGCAAATCCGGATCGAGTAATTCAGCGCTAGTAGTTGAAATCTCGGCAAACGTTCGGGAAACCTTTACATCATCAGCCTCAACGCTTTTGCTCGTCACCACGCCGGAATCCGTTTTTTGCTGATACAGATTGCCTGCAGTGGCAACGGAAGAGATAAACGCTCCGGCCTGCTTAACCTCTTCGGGAATATGTTCCTGGTCGATATCCTGAAGGTTAAGCGCCGTCATCCAGGTGTTTGCCTGGAGCACAGCTTTACCCTTTTTGTCGGCGGCAGCCCAGGTATCCCCCAGCAACTCGTCAACGTCCTGGATTGTTATATAAACGGTCATCGGATCCTCACCAAAAGAAACGGGGCTTTCGCCCCGTCAGTTAACCACCCGCTGGAGCAGTGAACGCGATCGCTTCAGTTGTTTTCACCACGCCGTCAACGGTAGCCGTCACCGTGAAGGAGCCGGCCGTAGCAGAGATGAGTTTCACCGTCGAGCCACCAGCAGACCCTGTCTGTGACGTCGAAGCACTGAGTGTGCCGCCTGTAGACGTCCACGCCACAGATGCCCCGGAGACTCCGGCACCATTTCTGGTGTACTTGAGCGAAACGGTCACCGCGTCGGTACTGTCAGCAGTTGCGGAAGTTTTATCCACTGACAGGGTTACTCCCCCGCAGGGGCTTCCAGCTTAATCAGTACGCCTGCAGTGGATTTGTTACTGGTGAAATGTTTCTTCCAGTTCGCGCCGGTGCCGATTTTGGTCAGGTCAGGGTTAGCGCCCTTCGTCTCATCCCAGCTGTAACCCAGCAGTTCAACGTTAACCGTGCCCTCTGCGCGATAGCCAATGGCAAGGTTTTCCTGGTCGTTGATATCGTAGGAACGGAAGCCCGGAGCCTGTGATTCCGTTACGGATACCGCGCCGGCCACCAGCCCCAGAATCGCATCAACTGGCATGGTGTCAGTTACCAGCACCGGTTTACCCAACGTGCCTGGCTGTCCGCCATAAACCACCACGCCTGCTTCTTCGTAAATTTTGTTGTCGATAGCCTGATCAACAATGTCGAAATAGGTCGTGGAATGCATAACGAACAGCGCAACACGGTTAAATTTATCGCCGTATTTACGCAGGCCACGGGTCAGCGTTTTCTTACCATCAGTGGCAATATCCGCGGATACCGTCATGTCAGCATTTGCGCCAATGGCTGCAACAAGACCCTGTAGGGCATACTTGATATAACCTTCAAGCGTTGCATCAGCGACGTCGACGCCGATCACCTCGGAGAATTCGCTAACGTCGCGACCCCGACGTTTAAACGCCTCCTCCGTGGTTTCATACGGGCCGTATTTCCACGGCGCCTTGACGCTGACAGATTCGCCGGCACCGATTTTTTTACCCGTTACCGGGTCGGTGGAGTTAACGTTTCGCGATTCGATAGAACCACCAACTTTATAGAAGGTGCGCTTGCGAAAATCACCCTCGATCAGTTCGTTGTCGAGAATGATTGCGCCGTTTGAAGCGGCGTTGAAGACTTCCAGATTATCCTGGCGACGCTCAAGAAACGCAGTCTGCGCGAGGTCGTCGTAGATAATCAGGTCACTGTTTACGGTCGTAGGCATTGATTAGTCCTTACTTAGGCAATTTGAGATAGGCCTGCTGGCCATGTTTGCGGATGTAGTCCGCTTTGTCGCTTGAGCTCATTTCTGAACGTTTCAGACTACCGCCACCGCCACCGGGTTTATGACCACCAGCCCCGGAGCCTTCGGCGCGCGGGAACAGGTGCGGGGCCGTCTCTTTCAGAGATTCAGCCCACTCAACCGGGGTGAGCGGAGTTTTTCCGTCTTTACCGAACAGAACATCGCCATTTGCATCAACTGCTACGGCCTCGCCTTCGTCGTTGAGCTGGAATGTGCCTTTAGCACGAAGAATCAGATCGTCGGATGCTTCTGGCAGCGCGCCAGCCTTAAGCGCTGCGCTGCGGATAGCATCACCCAGGACACGATCACGGAATTTGCTGGAGAACGCTTCCGCCTTTTCAGCGCGTTCATTAGCGGCTTTGATTTGCTTATCAACATCAGCACGTAGCCGCTCAGTGCGTTTATCCAGTACCTCGTCAATTTTCCCGGCGGCGATCAGTTGCGCCTCTTCATCATCAGAGAAACGCTGGAGAATAGTTTTCACCGCGTCAGGATCGATACCTTCAAAACGCTTAAGCGACTCAGTGGACTCTTTGAGCTTACCGAGTAACTCACTATTTTTATTTTTCAGGCCTGAAACCTGAGCACTGACCTGCTCATCGATCAGCTTTTGGATTTCCGGCGTAATCTCAGGCGCACCACCACCGGAACCACCACCATCACCACCTTCACCACCAGCTGCCGAATAATATTTAATGAGCATGTTACGAATAAGCATGTTGTCCCCTTGGGATAGTTACTGTGGGCCTGGCCCAATAAAAAAGGCCGCCCGAAGGCAGCCTGATTGAATAAGATATGTTAGTTAAAGCCTGGCGTTTCTGAATGCCTGCTCATCCTTTGAGCGCAACTGGTCCAGCGTCAGCCACTCGCCCCTGTCGTTGTAGAACTCATCGGGAGACATGCCGCCATCACGAATCAGCCTGGCGCGCGTTTCTCCGACAATCTCAGCCTGTCGCGTGAACGACTGCCGGGAGAACCAGTCCTGGTAATTCGTATCAGCCGGAACCTGTCCATCCATGCTGGCGCGCGAGCTATCCTTGATTTCGCCGACTTTGATACCCAACTCCTCGGACGATTTCAGGATGTAAGTTTCAGTGCTCCGACAGCAAAAGTGGATTTTCCCGGGCCCCTGCAAATAAGGCACCTTGTGCCCTAGAGGTTTGTTATCCAGCGTGTACTTGAGGCGGTCGCGGATCCGACAATCTTTTGATGTCCGGTTATCCAAAGTGGATAACCACTGCTTACCCTTCAGAATGTCGTCGTTCGCCGACGCAAAGCTTTGTCTTGCTGTTGATGCAAGATGCCCTACTGCTGTTTTCGCTATGCTGGCCGCATTGGCCCGGCTCATCTGAAGCGCACCATCCTGGTAGCCGCGGTTAGCATGTCCACGAACCTTTTTTGCGATCTGCTCATGCGTATCGCCCAGGAGAAAACCCTGCCGCACCGTATTGGATATGCGCGCCATACGATCAGCTTCGAGGTTGCTGGCCCATTCGCTTAGCAACCGCCCCTGAAATGGACGCGCCATCGCCGCGGCATAAACTGCATCCGGGGAGATGCCAACCAGTGGATGAAGAGCCAGAACATCGTCGGGAATGGCAAACTGGAAGAGGCTCATCTGAAAACTGGCCTCATGCTTCGCCAGCTCCTGCAGCTCGGTAGAGAGGGCTGCATACATGGACTGTATGGCATCCTTGTTTATGGCCCTGACACTGACCAGTAACGCTTCCAGCCTAGAAACGGTAAAGCTCTCAGCGTCCAGCGTATCAATAGCCACCAGCAACCTTGCGGTAAGTTCGGCGTCGCTGTCATTCAGAACTTTTATCATCCTGTTGGCAACGCCGGTGCTGTAGCGGCTAACCCATATAGCGTGGGCTATGGATTCATCCTGCAGTTTGTCATTCGCCGTTGCCATTATTGCCACCAATCAGGTTAGGCGCGCCGTTACGAATAGCGTCAATGACAGTTTCAGGGTCGTCAGCAGGATCTATCAAGTCAAGCCTCTGCAGAGCTCTGACCATATCCGTGTCGCGAATCGCACCGGACTGCCAGGCATTGACGATTGCCGTTACCATGCCGGATTCAGCGACTTTGGCGATAAACTCCTGATTGATGCTGTAACGGTATTCCTCGCCTTTTATGCCGAGATATCTGGCGCACCAGCCGAGCGCCAGCGTATAGGCCTCCGAGACATTGGAAACGCAAATGCCGAGCACCGATGTGGATGCGGTTTGCTCGCCGCTGGATTGCGTGGCGGTTTTAACCGCGCCGTTCTGCTCGATAAGCCGGGCGCCAAGCTGAACAGAATAATCACGCTTACTGTCCATCGCCTCTTTAGCCAGGGTGTTTGGTTGCGCCTGAGCATAGGTAAAACTCCCCTCCTTCGGCAGCAGGAATGGAGAACGAGAACCGACACGAATTCCCTTCTCCTGCAGCCAGTCACGCCAGGCGGTATCAAGACCGGAAATCACCGGCTGAACCTGACCGCAGAAAAATACGCTGTCTTCGTAATCTGCCGAATTACGATAATGGCCAAGGTTAATTTCAACGAGGGCGGCTAAAGGCGACTCGTCGATGGTGGGATCATTATTCTGCGCACCAACGAAGGTAAAGGGGATCTCATCCCAGAAATCCTCACCTTTTGGCTTAGGATGATACTCGGAAGTGACGGAAAAAGAGCCTGCGTCAGCTGACTTTCGCCATACCCGGCAGACAAACTTTCCGTTCTCCAGAGCCAGTTCGCGATACTGGATTTCATCCTCGTACGCAAAACCATCTTCCTTTTCCATGCATTCGCGTAAAACCACCAGCACCAGTTGATCACGTCCATTGATGCGTTTGGTGCGCCAGTTAATGATGCTTTCCGCCTGATAACGAAGGATGATCGCCTCGTCGGTCTCAGCTGCATAATCCGTATAAAGCCCCTCGCGCGCGGCCTCCAGAATATTTTCTGTAACCTGCTGGGACTGCTGATAAATGCTGGCACCAGCACCATCGGCGTTATCACGAAGATAATTCAGTTTATCCGGCGCGGTCATGGTCGGGTCTTTTCTGAATGCCAGCCCCAGTAAACCCACCTTTGTATTGCCCGTTATCGCGTAGAAAACGGCGCGTTGAATGTAATCAGCATTGCGCTTTTTATTGCGTGCAGACTTATCGGACGGATCCAGAAAAGGGAGGTATTCATTCCCGGCGGCCTTTACAGCATCAGCCCCTTTGCACACGTCACGAATTTTTTTCCACACGGGCATTGCCGCCCTGACCTCAGGGCGAACGTAAGTAATATCGTTATTGGCCATCAGAATGTCGTGTCCAGTGAAATAGAGAATGCAGGTCGAACGATTGGGAATTGCTTCACAATGAAGTAACCGGCGCCATCGTTGGGGTGATCGTTATCGCTCTTTTTATCCGGCTCGCCGTTTTTATCCCACACCTGTTGCTCCAGGCAGTCGGCATAGACCGGGCAACGGGCCACATTCACCTTGTACCGGCGATCGCCATTACCATTGCAGAACATGGCGTTCATGGAGTTAATGCGGTCCTTTACCGGCGGGTTAGCATCATCAACGATGACGTTAAATCCGGCCTGCCGGAGCTGCTCAATATCTGTTTTGCTGGCGTTGTTTGACTTCCTGGAATCACCAGAGGCATCCGGGTAAATATAAATCTCGCGGACCTTGCGGTAGTCACCGTCGGCATACAGCCAGAAACGTTCCTTGATGATGCGTATCATGTCGGGCGTATCGTAAGCGTTGATAATCTCTGTTACCGCGTGTGGTAAGCCGAGCCGCAATACATGGACGATCCCGGCCATCTTCCCGACGTTGAAATCCATCCCGATATACAGCGCTTCACCTGGCTGCTCTTCCTCACTGGAATTATTCAGCACCCTGTCGAACTGATGATAAATGGTGCCACTGGTCAGGTTAGTAAACTGGCCGTTCAGATATGCCTTGATCAATTCCGGCGGGTAACTCGCCAGGAGCGAAGGAATATAGTCATCCGGCAGGTTCTTTTCGTTGTCGAATGTCGAAGCCTGTACCAGACCATACATCGACCTCAGTTCAGGCTTTTCCCTCACAGCCTTAACAAACTGGTTATAGACGAACTTAAATCCTTCAGGTGTGGTAGTCACGTCAATGCCATTACGCAGACCATCAACTTTATAACGCATACGCGCGATTATTTTTCGCCACGCCTGACGCGCCTTATCCGCTTTCAGAACGTCGAGTTCATCCACCAGCGCATTGCCGATTTTAAAGCCTACTATCGTGTCGGGCTTTTCCATCGACCGACAAATTGTCGTGCCGCGGTACTGGCGCCCACTGTAGAAATGGACCTCTTTGTTGCTTTCAACGATTTTGACTTTCAGTCCCCAGTCGTGAGCAACTTCTTCCACCGTGGGGTAGAAAATATCGCGGATCTGAGGATAAGTCGGGGCAAAGTAGCCTTGGTTTATTTTGGGGAACTCCCAGAACCCTTTGCATATTCCACCGCAGCCAACCCATGTCTTACCGGATCCAAAACCAGCTACATAGGCTTTGAACTTCTGCTGCATAGCCAGAAAACGAGCCTGGGGAACGTTAAGCGTCGGAGCTATCGCCATCCTCTTCCCTCACTCGCGCATCGACTACGTTGATATTGATCGCAACTGGCGTTGGTTCGTCATCTTCTGGGTCAGCGGCCAGCTCTTTACGGAGCTTGTCGATCTCCAGCTGCCGGCGCTCGATTTCAATCTGCTGTAGACGCTGGGCGAACTCACTATCAGCCAGGCCGAGACGTTTCATCACCGCCTCGTACATGCGCTCACGGCTGATGGCGCTTATCTCAACGCCATTCTTACCAAGCTTCACACCGGAATAGGCAAGCGCAGCATCCGGCGCCAGCTTGCGCGTATCGGCGAAGAAAGGCTGGCCGATGCCATCACCATTACAGCGAGGACATTTCGGGTTAGGCGAGCTGGTATGGTCGTAACCGTAGCCGCCTCTGTCGTTTGGCTCTTTCCCTTTCTTCGCTAAAGCCTCAGCCAGCTTCTCTTCGAACTCAACCGCATCGCGCCATTGATACTGGTGACCGAAGCCCCAGCAGTAACGGCAGCTCCCGCGGCGATACTGAGAAAGTTGGTTGGCGTCGAATGTTGCCAGCCGCCACATCTGCTCAAGCACTTCATCAGCGCTGCCAAGCGTGCGCATAATGGATGCTTTCTGCTGCTGCGCAATGGCCTGCGCAACTGAAGTTTTCTGAAGCAGCTGATAGCCAATTTGTTCAGCAGTCTTCTTGCTGTACCCGGCACGGATAGCGGCCTGCGTGGCGTTGTGGTCCTTCAGGTATTCTGCGACAAATAAACGTTGCTGATCGGTGAGGCCATCATCATCCACCAGCTCTTCTGCGCACTTTTCCTTTTGCGCAGTGCGCAGTTTCTTCTGCGCAGGTTTTTGCGCAGTTTGCGCAGTGGGTTTCTTGATGTATCGGCGGGCAGTAGCGTAATTCAGTCCCTGCGCTTCACACCAATCCTTCGGTGATACGCCGGTTGCGGCATGATCGGACAGGAACCGTCGCTGAAGCTCGCCCCAGTCCGGTTTTGCCATGGATTATTCCTATTTAACGTGAGGGAGAAAAAGGAATTACTGATTCTCCATAAAATATTCACTTTTATGTTTTGGAATTAAGGCTCTTTAGTTCAGGAGTTATTATGAAAAGAATTATGCTTGCTGTTTTTGTGATCTGTGGTGCGCTGTCTCTTTCAGGATGTATCCTTCCCCCTGGGCCTCATAGCGGCGGACATGGTGGAGATCACTTCCATGGTCCAGAGCATCGTTAACCGCCTGAGGACTTTCATTTTACAGAAATGAAAAAGGCCGCAAAATTATGCGGCCTTTGGTCACTACCAACCAGCGTATAAAGAATCTCTCAGGAGCCAACAGATAGAGGTGCATCTATCCGGCTAACTAACCTCTGGCGTTCTGATGTTGGCAGGCAGAGACGTTATGAGAGTATTGAGTATTTCAAAATACACCGGGAGAAACAGACAATGATATCAGTCCATTGTCTGACGGGCATTATCACAGGCACTCAATGAATACCTGCTGTAATGCGGTCAGATACCAGTTTATAACCTGACCAAATGTTACTTAGATCACAATCCATAGAACCACCCACCAATGCCAAAGGCTGCAGCGATCACCAGACAAGCAATTGCCGTTTTAGGCATTAACACACCGTAAAATGCAGGAGACAATCCCAGGAATAAAACCATTAGCACTGGCCACATACTAAGCAACAGGAAAAAGTAGCCATTTATACCACCGCTGCTAAACGTCACATTCACTCCAAACCATTACCCGGACTTTCCATAGCTTGGTTGCTTCGTTGCATGATATCATACAACTGCCCCTTATACAGGAGCTTTAACATTATCACAGGCACTCGATGAATGCCTGCTGTAATGCCTTAGCTGACTTTCTCAGCGGCAGTATCAAACAGCGCCAGCGCTTCGGTCGCTTCCTGGATTGCCTTACGGGTCTTCGAGACAATCTCACTTTCCGTGAAAACACGATCGAAAGAGTCAGCGAATAGCTCAGACTTCAGATAGCTGTCGCCTACCCAGTCAATGGCCAGCTTGGCCGCTGCGGTGTCATAATTAACTTTCTTGATTATATCCAGGCGGATTTGCTCGGATGCAGTGATCTCTGACATGTCTTACCTCTGTGCGATGTGGGGAGTATTATCGAAGCCATTCGACAAAATAGCCTCTGTGATGCTTTTGCATTTATCTTTGCCGTGTGTACAAGCTGAACGGTTTCCTTACGGATGCCTGTTACGCACAATAAAAAAGGTCGCATAAAAAATGCGACCTTTGGTTGGTACCAGTTAGAAAACTAAAATCTCTCAGGAGCCACCCGGGAGAGGCTTTTCTGCTTTTTAACTGACCACTGCCGTTTTGGTGTTGGCTGGCAGTGATAACGTGGTGATAGCTTCATTTAAGTTATCGAAGCATTTAAATATCGAAAGAGCTCATTGAACCAATCATTTTCAACTTGCCGGAACATTCAACCAGAGCACAGGCTCTCTGCTGGTCTTTTGAGAGCAATTATCAGTCTCCCGAACGAGGCTGGTAACTAACATATTATTCGATGGTTCCTTAGACAGTGACCCATAAATCTAATTGTTTAATGTACCATTGGATGGGCACACAAATAACCACACCATCCCCAAAGTTAACAGATTTGATAACACACCCTTGTGGCGGAAAAAATTCCGCACCAGTCTGGGGCCGGATCGAGCGCTCAATGCCGTAACGATAACCGCATGGTAGTTGTGGTAGTAAGTTTACTGTCATGAGTGGCTACTTAGTTAAGAGTGGTTTGAGATCCTATAGTGCATGACCCCCCTGAATTAGATACAAACATTTCGATGCTGAAAGCTTGAATGTCTTGTTTTCAGATTTTTTGTTCACTTAAGGCCACTTATTTCATGTGCTATGCCTGTTACTTACTCACCGCCCGATAGTACACCTGCCAGCGATACTTATCCAAACGGAGCTGGCGTAGGCACTGAGCGGTTTCTATGTCAGACTGTAAATCTTCATCGCTATCCTTCCCGGCGTCACTTGCTTTGCACGGCGGGCTCATCAAATCCGGGGATGGAGTTGGCAGCATCGATGGCGCGCTGGCGCAACTGCACAGCTGCATCATCAAACCTGCATACAATACGATTCGGAGACTGAACATATTTCACCACGTCGCGGGTTATTGTTTTGTAGATGACCTTACCCGCTTCGTTAGCAGTAGCGGCCTTTTCCTCTACAGGCTTAATGGCATTCTCGGCCTTCTCTCTCTTCTTCGCAGCCTGAGCATTAATGTGATCAGCGTGAGAACTCCAGCCTGAGCGCCACGAAATCACGTTGGAGGCCAGCAGGATTGTTATAGCGATGATAACGGCGGTTAAGCGACTCATCTTTGCTCCCATAAACACACTTCACGCTCAATTTCCCTCCGGGTAATAAGTCCTTTCCACTGCTTACCTTTGGCATAGGTCCAGCGGCGCAGCTGATCACACGCACCTTTCTGGTCACCCTGGTTGATTTTGCGAAGCAGAGTAGAGGTCTGGAAGTTCCCGGCTCCGACGTTATAGGCGAATGAGTACAGAGCCCCACGCATTGTTTCTGGGATCGGTTTTTTGATGTAAGGGTTGATCTGCCAGGCGACGGTATTCAGGTCTTTATTTAGTAGCGCCCGACACTCTGCCTCGGTATAGGTTTTGCCGAGCATGATGTCTTTACCTGTGTGGCCGTAACAAACCGTCCAGACACCTACCACATCCTGATAAGGGTCGTATCGCACTCCCTCAAGCCCATCATTACCCATAGTGCCAGTGATGAGTGCAGAGGCAATCGCCAGGCCCCCGCCGACTGCACAAGAACACTTTTACGTAGTGTCGGAGACATTATTCACCTCGCACAGCTTTTCGCCGGTCTTCTTTAATTTTGAAATACAGATTCGTCAGGTATGTCAGCAAGCCAAATACCAGACTTCCCAGAACACCGATCGCGGCCCACTGAGATGGGGATACTTTGTCGAGCAATTGCAACATCCAGAACCCCGCGTTACCTGCGGACGTTCCGTAGGCAATACCTGTTGTTAGCTTGTCCATTCGATACATACTCCACCTCCGGATTAACGGGGTGCTTTGTGCGTGTAGGGGGTCAGGCCCATCGGGCTGATTTAACAACGAGCCGTATCGATGATGATTCCCGTGAGCCTGAAATGAAAAAGGCCACGCAAATGCGCAGCCTTTGAATAGATCCGCTGGAAAAGAACAGCCCACGCGTTAACGTGGGCTTGAGGTGAAGTTGTGGTGCCGGGTGCTTCCCGGTAAGTCGTTGGTCAGTCACCGTGACTCGCGCTGAGGATTCGCTTCTAACTGTTTACGCCCCTCCGCTAGGGGGATTCACCACCCATAAAACTTAACATCTCAATAACGTCTCTTCAATGCCATGCGTCGCTATGACCTAATTTTTCGGCGCAAAGCATCCTTCTGTTCCGCTTCTTATTGCTTTGAGCCTGTCTCCGTTGAAGGGGAAAGGAGTTCCTGCAAATGAATCCATCGCCTTCCTTGCTTTGATGTTTTTTTTGGCAGATTATGAATAAAAAAACCCGCCAGAGAAGCGGGAAGAAAATTGGCAACCAAGGCTGTAACGAAAGGAAGGTGCACCTAATAGTCCGAGCTACCGATTTACCAGGAAGCATTCACTTTTGCCGTTACGTTCTATAAACATAGAAGGGCAACCGCAAAAGTAAACCCACTATGAAATATTCAATATGCTTAGTGACAGTGTGGTGCCGGGTGCCTCCCGGTGAGCATGCCCCAGTCGGCATGGCCCGCGCTGCATTTACAGGTTTCTGTAACTGACTGGTCGCCCCTCCGCATAGGGGGATTCACCACCTCAATAATTTATGATGCAAACATTCAAAGTGTCAATATCTGACCATACCGCCAGCGCCTCTGCCATAATATAAGCCAACAACGCCCACTTAAATTGTATGCATTCTAATACTTAAAGCTATTGCGAAGCCCTGACTCAATGTAGCACTCACTGATATCAGGTAAATACGAGGTAAGTAAAATGCTATCTACTGATAACCAAAGAATTTCAGAGATTTTTGAACGTTTGGCAGAAATAGCAGCTAAAACTGCTGAATTAACAAGCAACCCTAATCTATCCCCTGCTCAAAAGCAGGCAGCATGTGACAGTTACTTTAGCGAACATGATCAGTTAACAACCGAAGCCCTAGAGATCTTCAAAAAAATCACTAAAAATCCTCAGTGAATGCTGAAGCATGTGAGATTGCGTATGCAATACGACGATATGACAGGGGTATTGATGCAGCGCATCTCGCGAATACCCCTGTCGTATCGCCGGAAAGCAAAAACCCCGCACGGGCGGGGTTTTCGTTATATTCAGATTGTCGCTTTTTGTCGCTGCCGAGTGGCGCAGCTCTGCCAAGCATGAAGGAATTATCTAACTTTCTGGCCCATTTTCAATACCAAAAAGGCAACATAGCACTTTTTGCTAATCCGCATGAATCGCCTTATGAACAGAAAGGAAAGCTTTTGCTCTGAATATTTCAAGGCACCAGCGCACTCTTTTCCGGGCCTCACTGTCTGTTAACCATGGAGCCACCAGCTGTATTTCCCGTGTTATGTCTGAGATTTTTTTGCGGGTGGTGTAATAGTTAACGCCAACGAGATAAACAGGATCACCCGTTTCAAATATCGCCAGTACACATCGTTCAACAAATTCAACATCATCCTCAGTGATCGCAGCGTCAATGGCAACAGTTGGAGTTTTTGGCCACAAAATGGCATGCGCCCTGCTTAGTGCCTGCCGCCCGCGATAGCCTTCACTCCTTGCCTGCTCAATTGCTGCCGTAAAGCGCTCTAATGCTCTATCTGACCAGTGATCACCCTTCATACCTCGCCAGCATGAATGTCCTGATGGTTTACGCGGGGCTGCACCTCCTCTCATCCCTTCCCCCCAAACAGTAAGCAGAGATTTTATCCAGGCGGACTGAATACCATTAAGGGGAGTGAATCGGCCCAGCCAGCTTTTGCGCGGGGCGGCGGCAACTGTTGCTAATCCTGCACGGTGCAGACGGCGTTGACGTGGTGTCATTCTGTTCTTCTCCTTACTACGCCAGAACGCCGAGCGCGTATGCCCGGTCCAGCAATTTAATAATTAATACCGGCTGGGTGCCGTATTCACGCTCAAAAGCGGCAGGGTCATGGTGCAAAGCGCGGTGGTGCTTGCGGCATAATGGGATCGTAAAAATATCGTGGGCCTTGGTGCCTACGCCGCCCTGCCCCCAGCCAATAAGATGATGTGCATCATCTGCAGGCTGCCCACAGCACATACACGGCTGTTTTTTAACCCATGAGATAAAGTCAGCTGATAACCATCGGCTCCGCTTAGGTCTCGCGAATAGTGTCGCCGGAGCAACAGGATCGACGTTCACAGGAACCAGAGGTTTGCCCGGCGTTGTTATTGCCGTTGGCTTGATTGTTTTTTCGAGACGGGGAGAAAGAATACTGGTGGCCGGTACCGACGGAACAATTTCACTCTCCCTGTAAATCGATTTAATGCCATCGTCTTTAATACGCAGGGATCGGCGCGCCATTTCTTCTGTAATTTCATCGCCAATCCCGGCGCCTACCGCCCACCAGCATAGCTCCGCCAGTGACAATGAGCGCTGAGCGTCCAGACCAAGCGCGATGCGGGCAGTGTCGATTACCCAGTCAGCGTTATTAACACCTACCAGTTGATCGAGGGTTTGTTCTGTTTGGTTTTTCAGCTCATTATCACAGTGCCAGCATGCGATTATTACACCCGTCGAATGGCGAAACGGGACGAGCTCATGGTGATGGTAATCGGAATGTGTCCACTGACAGTTTTTAACCTGCCGGCGCAACCATGACTCTAAAGCACTAACACCACCAGCCGCAGTGATAACTGCCTTCTTCATGAAAAATGGTCTGAGCCCCATATCATCCCGCAACGGCTGCCGGGCATTAGGAAGACGCCCGCAGGGTATCTTTTTCATGCTTGCCGGCGGTATTTCCACAAGAACTCGGCCGGCACCGAATAACGGCATTAATTCACTACCCGGCTTAAGCAGCACAATTCCAAGATGGCGTGCAATATCCACGTTAAGCAAAGCTCGCATCAGTCCCTCCACATCTTCTGTATGTAGGTCCTGTCAATCCGTGGCGGCTTCTTCGATTCCGGCAACAGCACGCGGATCTCCCACGATGCAAAGTCTCTGGACAAGCTTTTCTCAACCACAAAGTTATTTTTACGGTATCGCTCCACCAGCTCTGTAGCTTCAGCCTCTGAAAGTTGCTCGTGTAAAAACCAACTTTTCTTCATGGCTGATCACCGAACAGTCGTAAAAACTCAATCGCTCTTTCACGCGCGCCGGGTTCTTCAGCGATCATTTCCTGCAGCAGCTGCACGGCGAGCACAGGCTCCTTTCGCCCGACGATGGAAATTCCTCTGGAGACACGGCGAGAGAGTTTTATAAAATTTTTTCTCTCTAACGCACGCAGATGCAACAGGACAGCATTAGACGAGCTAACGCCGAGCATATCGGCCAGCTCAGATAGCGTAGGTGGGTAGCCATGCTGATTGATGTAGGCCACCAGCAGATCGAAAACTTCCTGCTGTCGAAAAGTTAGTTTTGAAGACGAAAGCAAACCGGGGCTCGATGAAGGAGCACCAGTCTGATGGGATTTTGATACTTCGGGGGTTTGCGTCATGGTTTCTCTCCGCGACGCAGCAGGTATAGGTTGTTCAGGCCTATGACGGGATTGTAACAGAACCAGGGGGAACCTGGTAACCAACTCCAGACTTAGCCTTTTCAATCATCTGTGAAAAAAGAGAGAGAGTCCCCACTATCTCATCCGGCTGCAAAGGCATAAACGAAACAGTGTCTCCGCGCCGGTACATCAGAGCGCGCTCAGACACAGGAAAGGATGTCAGACGAGCAACGATCACCCCATCATCGCATCTGATAATTGCATAGCCGGTGTTCGGCATTTCTTGTTTTTTACTCACAGCCAAATCCCCAAAATAAACCAGGCAAGCCAATGGACCTCAACTTAACAAAACCAGTCATCAGCGCTTTCCCAGGTGTCCTGCAGGATTTCCTCAATACGTTTTTTATCTCCGTCCATTCCACCAAGCACGGTCAAACCATCGGAGCTGGCCCGACGAATCACAAGACTGCAGTTATTAAAGTTTTGATCCAATCGACGCAGTAGCTCCTTCTCCAGAGCAGGCACAGCGCCATCCGGCAATTTTTTTTGGCGATCAATTGTGATTTCCACTTTCATAACTAGCTCCTCACGCAAGTACTGTATAAATAAACAGTATACTTGTTAGATGAAATGTTCAAGCGTTTAATGCCACTTTTCGCTAACCCATGCTCATGTTTAGATTGATCTTTTCTCCACAAAGGACGAAATCCGCTATCACAGGGATACAGTCATTTTTGTGGTGATCAACACCTTTGATAAGAAACGTTGCTACCTCTGGCGTTCCAGATTCCGCTCTTGGCACAGAGCGGACAATCTGAATGGGATGAAGGTCTGCTTCGAGCGAAAAGCGGACGTTCTCATTTTTTCATTATCGTTAGGTTGTAGGACTAATCTATGATAGATCGTTGTGGTACAGGTCAGAACCGTAAACCTCGGATTGAACTAAGCACATCCCTATCAACTTATTATAGGAGTAAGAAATAATATGGAATACAAAATAGACGACATATCGGCCCTTTTAAGTGGCGTTCATGTAGTAAGTGATAATGAAGATGGTGATGGTTGGTTTTTCTCTCAAGATTTAACTACGGACTACGTTCCAGCCAGACTTTCGTTGAATGAAAACCTGACTGGGGATATTGATGGCGCGAGAGTGATTCTTATAAGCGCCCCCGGGGCTGTTGGTAAGTCAGTGCTGGCGAGGGAACTAAGTAATAAAACTGGTAGTATATATTTGGATTTATCAAAGGCTTCAAGTATTGCTGGTAATTATGTTATTGGCGGGTTGGCAAACAAAGATATTTTACCAGCATGGAATTCCGGATCGGTTGGTTTAATAATTGACTCTTTAGATGAGGCTAGGTTAAGAGTAACCCAAGATTCATTTGAAGACTTTTTGCTCGACGTCAGTAAAGTTTCAAAGAGAAATAAGAACCCAATAATTATATTTGGCCGAGTGGGTATTATTGAGGAGGCTTGGCTAATTTTAAGTGAGATTCATAATATTAATTGCCCTGTTTTCGATATTGAATTTTTTAATGAGTCTGAAGCTACTGACTTCATCGAAAAAAATCTTCTGAGATTATCTGAAAGTCAAAGGCAAGAATATAGACACTTATCATCTTCTCTTAGCATGCATTCACAAGTATATAAAAGCTCAATCCGTGGTGTAGTTGACGAATTGAAGGAGATATCGGGCGCTGAATCCACTAGATTCTTCGGGTATGCACCGGTTTTGGAAGCCGTATCAAAAGTTATTGGCACCATCAAAAATCCATCTAGAATTCTTGAGGAAATGAAAGATATTTTGAGCGGTGAAATGTTGTTGAGTATATGCATAGCTGTTTTGTCGCGAGAGCAGTACAAGCTGACTCAGCAGTTATCTGAAAAATTTGACTCAATAAAAGAAGATCTTTATTCAATCGATGAGCAACTTAGTCGACTTGCATGTAGATTATTTAACATCCCGCCGATAAATAGTATGAGTATGCTAAGTGGTGATTTAATTGCTTTGTATAATGATGCTGTTGAAAGTATGTTGCCTCAACATCCATTCTTAGACGGGACGGGAAGAAAGGTTGCCAGCTCTGTCTTTGAAGCATGCATATTGTCCTATGCATTGAGGAGTGAAAATAAAAGTATTTCTAATGCTGCAAAGAACTATTGCCTATTAGGCGTTTCAACGCCTAACCCATTCCTATTTGACTTTTTCGTTGAGTCTAGGGTGCAGCATGGTGATTTAGAAATTAATAGTTCCTTCATAGGAATTCTTTTCGACTCTGCTCTATCTAAGCTAAAAATTAATGACAGTGCTACCTTGATAGTTAATGATGATGAAGATATGAGGCTTCACGTTGAATTTATTATCTCTAATTCGAATGATGAAGAACCAAAAGAGATTGAGTTTACATCCGATGGATATAGCTCAATAGTTCTCGGAACTAAAGTAGGCAACGTTTTCATCAATACGGAATCTTCTGATGTTGAGTTCGTTTCTGGCGAACAGCTTGAGCTTTTCTCACCTATTAGTATTTCTTGTGACTGCCTTCGCATAAACAGCGAAAAGTTAATTGTTAAGTCAGTCAAAAAAGATGAGGGAAACACAAGCGTTATTCTTGAAGCAAACCGATTCGAAAGTAATCAAACTATTAATCCCCCTTTGGTCCGCCCTGGATCTGAGCTTTATGTGAACTGGCCATCATCAGAAGGTTTTCCATGGTCTGCGTTTTCAAACAAGCTTGTAAATTCTAATTCCGACGATCGGGTTGCTGATGCGTTAAGAGTGTTTCGGCGAATCGTTATGGCGTTTAGGTCTCACAGTAAAGGCCGCTTGGCAAGGCTTCAAGATAAAGTTAATCATGCTCGTATGTTACGAGGCGAGGACGGACGAATGCTTTTGTCTCAGCTTGTTAAAGACGGAGTGATAAGTCCTGAAAATCACATGTATTACCTTGAACCAAACCTTCTAGGAAGTGTTGCAGGTGCATCATTCTTACAGGTAAATACCAAAAACTATTCTGATGAGACACTTCAATATGTAGCGCGTGCGATAAAGCACAATGAGTGAGATAAAAACAATTTATATCTTATAACAGCCCTCCTTGAGAGGGCTTCTTCTCATACTATGACCTGTTACGTTGACGTGATCCCAATACGTTATCATGGTTCGATATTAGCAACGTCCGTTTTTGGCACTCAGCGGACATCTCAGCTTTGCCTCATCCCGGAATATTTGAACTTAGCTTTGACATCCCGTACCAGATGCTGTTGATTCCATTTTAGGCATAATTAGCACCTCGTCGCATTGCGCAGGCAGCGGTTACGCATTTTGGCAAGCAACCAGCGTTTGTTTGCTGTTGTAGTCATCCCAAGCATCGATGTGTAAACAGTCGCAGCCCGGCGCCACAGCTTTTTGTATTCTAGCGTCTTCGCCAGGGACAGTGCGTTTTGGACTTTTTTCACATCCTCTACAGATAATGGTGTTGCAGTCTGCGGCAGGGCAACATCGGGAACCTCAACGCCTGCAACAACCCGGTAGACATACTGGCAACCGTTATGGGTACGATGGAGTTTTCCCGCGGCATGGAGTTGCCGCAGCAAGTTACCTGCTGTACTGGCTTGCAAGTCGAGCGCATCGCAGACATCCTGCAGGACGCATTCTGGCGTCCGGTTAACGATGGCAAGCACCATCTGTGCTTTGGTTACTTTGGCTTTTGATTGTTTGGTCATGGTCAAAACTCGTTTACTTGGTTAAACCTGCCGCCTTGCGGCGTTTGTACTCTTCCATCAGAACCTGCGCTGGCGTCGGCCCTGCTGGATGCCTCGGTGCTGCCAACTGCCGACGAATCGGGGGAATCGAAAACCCGTTATCCAGGTGTTTGCTCCATTTCGTGAGTAAGTTTTCTGCCAGTTTTTTCAGCTCCCCCTCAGTCAGGTTCCTCTCAACTCCGGTTCTGCGCATTTCAATGCAAATGTGATACAGAACATCCTGTTTCCATGGGTATTTGTCGCTGCCCGAGTATCGGTAAGACTCATTCCTCCAGCGCTTGTATTCCGCCATTACAGATTCGGATGTCAGATTGAACGGGTTAGCACCGCTGGCAGATACAAGAGCAACGAATTCAGCCAGATCCGGTGGCCATGTGTTACCCGCGGCGCAGCGCTCCATGCACTGACTGCAGACCAGAGTAATCTGGGCTTCACTCATCGATCCAATCTGGGCAATCCACATATCCGAGGGCGCCGCCCCGTTCTTCTGGGTCCACCGGTTCGAAAATATTTCCCCCATGACTGTCCATAGCCGCCATGCTGTATCCGCCGCCAACAAGTCCGTTTTGCTTTTCCCAGCGTTCTCTGGCTGCCTGAATTTCCTGAACTGCCCGGGATGCGGTGTTAACTGGTTGAATTCCTGCATGGTCTTTACCTCCGGTTGCTGGTTGTGGTTTAGATTTGGCTCTGGCACTTATCACGCTGCGGGCAAACTTCTGCTCCCATTGAATCTGAGTGAACACTTTCCCCTCGGATTTCCAGTACGCGATGAACTCTGCCAGCTCTGTCGGCAGGTATGCCGGTTCGGGAAGCGCTATACCCCAGGTAGCAGCCAGCCGCGGCCAGTCCTGTGTCGGCAGCCAAAGGTCGTGCATGGTGAATTTCCCGATCGGAATATCCACTCCAGGCAGATACTGAGGTTGCTGGGGAAAATTTCTCTCCTGCGCATAGAGAGTGGGGTTTGATCCTTTTCCCTTCCCTTCCCTTCCTTTTCCGTCAGTGAGCCCTCCTTGATGATTCACTGAGTCCTCAATGAGCCCTCCTTGATTAGTCACTCTCTTTTCTTCCTCTCCTGCCTTATCCTCAGTGAGTTCTGGTGGAAGGGGTATTTTTGAAGCTGAAGGCCTGTTTATTTTTTGATGCTTAAGGAAACCTTTAATCTGTAAATAGCAGACATCATTCACTGAATACTCAATGAGTAATCCATGAGTAATCAGTTCCTGTATTAGTGGTTCGCAATCGAGCGCGTCCGCAGGGAAGATCTGCATCTTCAACCGCTTTGGCGAACGCTCAAGGCATCCCATGTCGTTGGCGAAGTTGAACAACCCGATAAACAGGAGACGCGCTGGAATTGAACATTCCACCACCTTCTCATCTGTCCAGAATTCAGGTTTAACTGTTCTGATGCGGGCCATCTGAAACCTCTTATTAGCCAGCTGGTGCTGGTGGTCATTGTCAAAACTCGATTAGAAAAACTGCGGCGCTACGGCGCTGATGCTCGCCAGAAGTGGTCCCGCCGCATCTGCAGGAAGCATGTTAAAAAGTGCAATTGCTGCCTCCCGAATTTCACGCTCTAACTTCTGCAACGGAGCACCAAGCAATTTTGCCTGGTGCGCTTCGCTACACTCTTTGATTGCTTGAGCCACCAGCTCGCTTTCAGTCAACCCACGTTTCAATCCGTGTTTGCGCGCAATCTCAATAGGCATCGCATCAGCGATCGCTCCTGAAAGCTGCATGACGTAGCTGGTGTACTTCTCTGATCCGGATTCGTTTTTCAGGTAGCGGTACAGATTCTGTTTATTGATGTTTATTCCGCGACCGTTTTGTTTTCTCCATTGCTCATCCACCAGCTGCGCGATGTGGTCCTGTGCACGTCCAGGTAAAGTCGACTCCCATTCCTGAACGGCAGCAAAAATTGCTCTACTCTTCATCCGAGCCCGGCGTAGACCGGAAAACTGATTTTCTGAGTTCAGTTGCAGGCCCATTACCGGGTTATGATTTTTAAAAGAGATGGTTTGCATACTTACTCCTTCGGTAATCCATCCGTTGGGTTTGGGTAGAGATCTGGTCTGAGTTCATGCGGAGTAACTTTCCACTCCAATGCCTTACTGACTTTCAGAACCAACTCGCCGGGAACTTTATGTTTGAACCAACCATTTACTGTTTGTGCTCGCCGATTAAGCCGCCGTCCGATTTCCGATTGGCTACACACGGCAAGTAATTTTTTTTGAAGTGATGGCTTCATGCGCTGCTCCACTAAGAACTGTAAATTTGAATTACAGTTTAATCAGTTTATTTCGATAGTGTCAAATCATTCGATATGAGGCCTGAAGAAAAAATCTGTATAATCTTTCTCATGTGTTTGTTTGGGTGGATGAAGATGAACTTTGGTGTTCGACTGCAACGAGTCTTAGATGAGATAGGAATGTCTCAATCAGAACTGGGGCGGAGGATCGGTGCGACATCCCAATCAGTGAATGGCTGGTGTCAGGCTGGAATCCTTCCCAGGAAAGAAATGCTTGAGCAACTTCCTGATATAACAGGAAAACCTTTGTATTGGTTTTTCATGACAGATGAAGACGAAGAGACGCTGCAGCCGCCAAGAGCGGAAGATATCTATGTCCTTACCCCGGAGACCAAAAAGCTCATAGAAATTTACGATCAGCTTCCTCAAGTGGAGCAAGAACGATTCGTCGGGTTAATGCAGTTAAGGCTGGAAGAACTCGATGCTTTCATGAACGAATATTTAATGAAACGAAAGAAAGACTAGAACAGCCTTACCCGCCTCTTCATAAGCGCCGCCTTCGGGCGGTTTTTTTGTGCCTGCTCCCCACCTCACATCCAATTCTGAAATTTAAATCATCAGTTTTAATTGACAGCTGTAGTTTATATCGATAATACTATCTCCGTCCTATGACGTCATCGAGGCAGGAAGCCCACGAAGTAGCTGCCGGCGGCATACGAAACACCGGATGAGATGACAGCAATATCAATCGCAGCAGGTTCAACGTTCGGCTGCCCGGCCTTAAGGGAAGGAAATGAGTATGGATAAAGCATATGAAGACTATTTTGAAAGCCTCTCTGAAGGTGAGGAGGCGCTGAGTTTCAGCGAGTTTACCGCGGCGCTTTCAGGTAAGCCGGCAGACTGCGCCTCTTCTGAAATGTAATGGAAATCCTGCGCGCTTCGTGGTGGTGAATTGCAGGGTGAAAAAGCTCAATCGTGAAGATCAGCGTCACGACACCACCGACGAAGCGCGTCGAAGTAGTGAAAATAAAAAATCAGGGTTTGCAATGCGGTGAATGCGGCTATGCGCACGCGGCACAGTTAAAAAAGTAAACATGGCGGTTATTCACACGTTGTGGGGAAAAAGTTGTCGGCGGTAGTTGTTAACTGGCTGCCGTCACCGGGAGGCACCCGGCGCCGCATTGCAAAACCACATCCTAATACTGAGTTAACTGGAGATAACTATGAAGGATTTTGCCCGAGTACCTACCGGGAACCAGGCGACCCGCCTGAACTGGTTCGAGGTGAGACTACGCCAGCTGTGTTACTTGCTGGCGCAGAAAGGAAACCCTGAGGCTGAGGCATGAATACCCTGTTTGCCCTTGTCATCAGCGTTTGTGCTCTCACTGGTGAATGCTCTGATGTTCTGATCGGTGTTTATCCATCAGAGGCCAGTTGCAACAGCAACGCCGATGAACAAAAAGTACAGGGCCAGTGCCTCCCCTACCGAAATGCACAAAACATGGCTGACGACCAACAGCCTGCAGTGAGTTTTTGAATCGAGTTTTGACCAATGGCCGTTACGGCCGGAGAAGTGATTATGGAATTTGGAATGAAACGCGTTCTGGCATCTGTCCAGGCCGCCGCCACTTTGAATAAGCTCTATGACGGCTCGCCCGTTTCACTGACGGCCATCAGTAAAGAGTCAAAGCTGTCTACTTCATACCTTGAGCAGATCTTCAAAAAGCTGCGGGCGGGTAACCTGGTTATTTCACAGCGTGGCCCAGGTGGTGGTTATAGCCCCCGCGGCGATGACATTACCGTTACAGAAGTGATCACTGCGGTATCTAAACTGCCAGCCCATAAAACTTTTGAGCCTATCCTGCGAGCGCTTGACGACGTTCGCGTATCACAGCTGCTGCGGGGCGATTCGCCAGCCCCATAAAGCACAAAACCCGCGCAAGGCGGGTTAAGTACCCGGTCAGCCGACCAAAGCTTTCCGGAATCGAGTTTTGACCAATGACCACCACCAGGGCGGCTGCCATCAGCTGCCGGGTATCTTACAATCCAAAGGAGCCCAAACGCAATGAACAACTACCCGTATCTCATTAAAGCTAAGGCAAAAGCAAACGAAGCGAAAAGCCTCTTCTGCTGGTTCTCTGCTAAATCCGATTCTCGCGCCGAGCGCAAAATCCTGGACATCCTGGAAGACGCTGAAATTAACGTTGGCCGCGGCGCCAGCCATCAGCTGCCGATCCGCACCAACTGGCTCATCGTTGATGACTTACCGGAAGAAGGTGTACTGGATGATACCTGGTGCGATCGTTACGAGCTTGGTGGTAAAGACGGGCTGACATGGCAAAAAATCGTTACACCGGCGGCGGCTGAACCACAGCCCTCCAGTAAACCAGAAAACGATATCTCTCCTGCAAATAGCGATGAAGAGGACTATTCGAACAATGAAGAAGCACTCTTCAACCTAGCAGAAATGTCATTCCGCACGCAGCTGCTTGCCCAGTATATGGCCGACGAACGTCACGTGTATCACATTAGCATTCCTCATCGTAACCGCCTTTCAGCGATGGAAATGGATACGGATAATCACGGTGTGCAGAATCTGCTGCTGACGGCAGAAAATATTCCGGAGCTTAAAAAATATGATATGCCTGGCCTGTGGAAATTCACCAGCGCCAATAAAAAAGTCTTCCCGGAAGGGAAACGGCATGAGCTCGGCAAACGTATTCAGTTTGCAAAGCTGTGGTTCGCCACGAACGCGATCGACCGCGGCATTCTCACCAGGGAATGGGCTGCCGGTAACTGCATTTCTTCGGTTTTGAAAACTGATGCAGGAACTAATGCTGGCGGCGGTAATAAAACCGATCGCAACCCTGACTACACCCATACCCTTGATACGCTCGATGTAGAAATAGCCCTGGCCACAATGCCAATGGATTTCGATATCTACAATTTCCCGGCATCAATTCACCGCCGGGCCAAAGAGATCGTTCAGAAGAAAGAAAGTCCGTTCAAGGAATGGTCGGCAGCGCTCCGCAAGGTTGCAGGCATCCTGGATTATTCCCGCGCCGCGATTTTTGCCCTTATTCGTGGCGCCACTAGCGACATTCATCATTTCCCGGTAAGTCTGCAGACCTATATCAATGCGAACCTGACCGAGCATAAGCATGACGCCCCTTCTGCTGAGACTCTTGAAAAAGCTGGTCATGTTTCATCTGCCGCCGTCACTCTGGACGCTGTGAAAAAGGCTATCGATGGAGATGAAGGTGTGCCTGACCTGGAAACTCTCCCAACTGACTTTCAGGTAATTGGCACCGAACTGGTGAAAGAAGCTCAAAAGAAACGCCCTGACGCTAATCAGGTTCTGGCCGCCGAACGTGGCGAATATGTCGAAGGCATCAGTGACCCCACGGATCCGAAGTGGATAACCGAAGACCTGACCAAACCCAAACAGCCTGAAGTTTCAAACATGGGCAATGGTGTTTTTTCGATTGATGGTCTGATGGATAGCCAGCCATCACCAGCACCAGCACTTTCTATCGTGGACCAGGCGCGCCAGCGCGCTGCAGAAGAAAAATTACATCCAGCTAATTCCGGGGAAACCACCAGCGATGTGCAGATGGAAACGGCTCAGCCGGTCGAAGACGAAAATGATAATGCGGTATCAGCAGGCGAAGGCGCTGATGAGCCTCCTGCGCAAACAATTGCCGTGAACATGAGCAAAATACTGGCTGAACGCTGCCCGGATCTTACCACCGAAGTGCTGAAAAGCCAGGTTTCAGAGAGTGCTCATAGCGATGAAGAGGAAGAGGCTGAACAAGCAGCGCCAGCATGGCCGGAGTATTTCGAGCCTGGTCGATATGAAGGCGTGCCAAATGAGGTCTACCACGCCGCTAACGGCATCAGCTCCACGATGGTTAAAGATGCCCGGGTATCGCTGATGTATTTCGAGGCGCGCCACGTATCCAAAACCATCCAGAAGGTGCGCTCTCCTGTTCTGGATATGGGCAATCTGGTGCATGCACTGGCGCTGCAGCCTGATCAGCTGGAAAAAGAATTCAGTATCGAGCCGGAAATCCCGGAAGGTGCCTTCACCACGACGGCGACGATCCGCGCATTTATCGACGAATACAACAACGGGCTTCCGGTTTTACTCAGCGCAGATGACATCAAAAGATTCCTGGAGGAATACAACGCGAACCTGCCCGCCCAGGTTCCCTTGGGTACATCAGTTGAAGAAACCGGCCAGGGTTATATGTCTTTACCTGCTGAGTTCCAGCGCATTGAAGACGGTCAGAAGCAAACCGCCACCGCAATGAAGGCCTGCATCAAAGAATACAACGCGAACCTGCCCGCCCAGGTGAAAACCAGCGGTGGCCGCGATGTCTTACTGGAACAGCTGGCGCTTATTAATCCTGACATGGTTGCTCAGGAAGCACAGAAGGCGCAGCCCCTGAAAGTCTCTGGCACAAAGGCCGATCTGATTCAAGCCGTGAAATCGGTAAAACCGGATGCCGTGTTTGCCGACGAGCTGCTGGATGCATGGCGCGAGAACCCGGAAGGAAAAGTGCTGGTTACCCGCCAGCAGCTGGCTACGGCACTGGCCATTCAGAAAGCACTGTTGAATCACCCGACCGCTGGCAAGTTGTTGACGCACCCGAGCCGTGCCGTCGAGGTGAGCTATTTCGGCATTGATGAGGAAACCGGGCTGGAAGTTCGCGTGCGCCCTGACCTTGAAATAGACATGGGCGGCCTGCGCATTGGTGCGGACCTGAAAACCATCAGTATGTGGAACATTAAGCAGGAAGGCCTGCGCGCGAAGCTGCACCGGGAAATCATCGAGCGCGATTACCACCTGAGCGCGGCTATGTACTGCGAAACCGCAGCCCTTGACCAGTTCTTCTGGATATTCGTCAACAAAGACGAGAACTACCACTGGATCGCCATCATCGAGGCATCCGAAGAACTGCTGGAACTCGGCATGCTGGAATATCGCAAAGCAATGCGTGCCATCGCGAACGGTTTCGACACTGGCGAATGGCCGGCGCCGATTACCGAAGACTACACCGAAGAACTTAACGATTTTGATATGCGCCGTCTCGAAGCGCTGCGCGTACAGGCATAAGGGGGAACAGTCATGGAAAACACTAACATTGTTACAGCCGAACAGCAGGCACCAAACACCATTTCAGCTAGCAACGCGATCTTTAACGTTCAGGCTCTCGGTCAGTTAACTGCTTTCGCAAACCTTATGGCTGATTCACAAGTGACAGTGCCAGCTCACCTTGCAGGTAAGCCAGCCGATTGCATGGCCATCGTTATGCAGGCTATGCAGTGGGGCATGAATCCCTATGCAGTCGCGCAAAAAACGCATCTGGTAAACGGCGTGCTCGGATATGAAGCCCAGCTCGTCAACGCGGTAATCGCCAGTTCCAGCGCTATTAACGGTCGATTTCATTATCGCTACGGCGGCGACTGGGAACGTTGCACAAGGACGCAGGAAATTACCAGGGAAAAACACGGTAAAAATGGGAAATACAGCGTTACAGAACGGGTGCGCGGCTGGACTGATGAAGACGAAATCGGGTTATTCGTCCAGGTCGGCGCGATTCTGCGCGGTGAATCAGAAATCACCTGGGGGGAGCCACTTTATCTCTCTGGAGTCGTCACACGTAATTCTCCTTTGTGGGTTTCTAACCCGAAACAGCAGATCGCTTATCTGGGCGTCAAATACTGGGCACGGCTGTATTGCCCGGAAGTCATCCTGGGTGTTTACAGCCCGGATGAAGTTGAACAAAGGACCGAGCGAGAAATAAACCCGGCGCCGGCGCAAAGAATGTCTGTCGCAGAGATCACCAGCGGAACAGACATCACCACCAGCGCGCAGGATTCAGCTCTCAATATTGATTCCCTGGCAGATGATTTCCGTGACCGCATTGAGCGCGCCGAATCGGTCGATGCAGCAAAAGCCATCAGGGCGGATCTGGATAAAGAGAAAGCTGTGTTGGGCACTGTTCTTTTCACCGAACTGAAAGGTAAAGCCGTGCAGCGTTATTTCATGGTAGACGCCCGAAACAAAGTTGAGGCCGCGATCAACTCTCTACCTAATCCCGGAGAACCGGAAGCCGTCGAACTGTTCGCTAAAGCTGAAGGCATTCTCAACGGCGCGAAACGCCACCTCGGTGATGAACTGTATGACCAGTTCCGCATCGCCCTGGACGACATGAAACCGGAATACGTGGGTTAACCAGATTGGGAGGGGAAACTCTCCCGATAAAGGAATGTATATGCGATTGATTAACCGAAGCAGACACTCCCCTCTGGGCCGCCAGGCGTGCGATGCGGCACTGGCAAAACACGTTGAGCTTTATGGAGCCTACGGGCGACAGAAAACAAAGAGAACTTATACGGTGGTGGTTCAAGGCTCAAAGATCACTGTAGAAGTTGTTAACAGAAAAAGTAGCTATGTGGCCACAGCCATGAGCTGCGCGCGCCGGCTACACCATCTGCCTGGACAATGTAACTAAGGGGTTTTTATGACTAATACATCTCATAAATCAGATGAAATTTTGATAACCGATGACGTTCTGTCCAGATACAAAATATCGCGCAGCACACTTTATTTCTGGAGCACCCCATCCCGGATGCCCTCTTACTTTGCTCAGCCATTCCCGCAGCCTAAAATAAATGGCAGCCCTAAAAGGTGGAGACTTTCAGACTTGTTGGCCTGGGAAGATAACGTGGGGATCAAACCAGAGGCTGACCAACCAGCTTCTCAAGGTGATCCTGCCAAACAGCAAGCCAGTGACGCTGATCATCCAGATAATCATGCAGGTTATAACGTGCCATGACACCTGCCATATGATGGCCTAGCAGTTTTTCCACAACATGTGGCGGCGCACCTAATTCAGAAAGGCGTGTCGCCACTGTTCGCCTGAGGTCATGGAGAGACCAGGGCTTCATGCCTGTTTTAGCTATAATCTGAGCAGAAAACAGAGCGACGTTTGGTTGTAGTGGCGGTCTGTCATCTTCTGGCCCTCTGTAGCGTGACAGTGTCACAACGTGTTTTGAAACTGACGTTTCCTTCTCTGCTAACATCATTCTTACTACTGCCTCGGGAAGTGCCCTTCTGACCGATTTCCCGGTTTTATAATCACTTGCCGGAATGGTCCACGTTTGCTCATGGAAATCGAACCACTCCCATCTTGCTGTCCTGATCTCTGTACTCCTGCAGCCAGTCATGATGAGAAACTTCATTATCAGCTGTTGTCTGTGCTTCAATTCAGGAAGGATATTCCAAACTGTTTTGATTTCCTCATCACTCAATCTGCGATCTTTAACGGATGCTGTGAGACCTACGTCAGAGCGCCTAAGGCTCTCAATTGGGTTCACATTAATGACCCCTCGATTGGAGCAAAAACGGAACGTACGCTGCATCAGCCCAAGCATCTGACCAGTGACAACTCTTCGCCCCATGCCATCAAAAAGGTTAAGCCAGTGCGCTTTAGTGGTCTGATCAACAATCATGTTCCCCAGCACAGGCGCTATATGGTTATTGAAGTCCCGCCGGTTAACCTTGATTTTCACAAGACCTTCAGGGATGCAGTAATACTTTTCCCAGTAATCGAAAGCCTCTTTAACGGTGAGTGCTTCGACTTTTTTCTGTTTCTCCAGAACTGTTTGCCGTCTCGGATCGAGTCCTTCTGTCAACCAGGCCCTGAACTGCTGTCTACGTTCGCGAGCTTGAGATAAGGAGGTGGTGGGATAATCGCCAATCGTTAGCTGAGCGGCTTTCCCGTTCCATCTGTAGCGGTAAAAGAATGTTATACTGCCGGAAGTAGACAACCGGACATTCAGACCATGGGCGTCCGATATGACCTCGATCTGGTCTCTCTTTTTGCCAAGAGCTTTTCTTAATTTTGTGTCGGTAAGCAA